TGTAGTATCTCAGAACACACTCTCTGTAGATTTTCTATCTGCTGTTCATCTGGTGTGTTATCTATACCCATACGAGCAGCTGTTTGACTGCGAGTTAGTTCAGATAACGTGAAGTTATACGATAATCGCACAGATTTAGCCTTTTATTCTTCCTATTGACTTCAAGCCAAATGAAGCGGCAATACTTGCCATGATTGACCAACTCAGCCATTCTGGAAGGTCTTCTCTTAAAAAACGAAACCCATCCTCGATATAAGGCTGGGCTGGGGGATAGAAACATGCAGATAGCAATAAAACAAAGAAAACCGTCCACAACTCGTCTTTCCACGAGTCTTGACTGGCTCGTGCCTGTTCAAGCTCCCATGCTCCATCTTGTTCTACTTTTTTTGTTTGTGCCTCGATTTTAGCGACAGCAAGTTTTTGTTTGGCTTGCGCCTTCTCAGCACGGTTCTGCATCCAAGTTCCGGCAAGATTAGCTACGGGACCTATTAGTGCTTGTAACATCATTAATCCTCTTGTGAGTATAAATTATCAAATATTCTATTTACATCTAATGTATAGTCTAAATCACTTTTACTGTAGTGTACGTGAGCAGACGGTTTAAAATCGGGAGCCCCCTGTCCTGCCTCGAACCATGCTGGATGTGTTACTCGCACCCTATTGTTCGGCAATGCAACTACGTTTCCAGTCCATTCTCCTGCATCTAGCAAATGCAACACGTGACTTTGTTTGTGTTGGGCGGGGTCATCGGCAACCTCGCTCTCCGTGTAATCTACTGTAAATAGATATTTAGCGGGAAACATTTCTCCATCTATTTTGGCATACCACGGGCAAGGCATTGCGCGGTCCAGTGTATAAACCGCATGATGATGTGAGGAACAGTCCCACGGCTGTGCATCATGGGTAGCCATTGGAGTAGGCCATTCGTCCACAGGAACGTCAGCCATCAAAGCTGTTATGGGCATACGAGCCCACATAGCTCCACCATGTACGGTGTCATCTTCTTCTCCCTCTGGTGATATTCCAGTAAATATTACCTGAAAGCTAAGAGATCTGCATGGCATAGTTGTAACAGCAACTGCCATAGCATGTAAAAATTCACCGTGATACTTCTCGTGATTGTGGGTATATTCGCGTCTAACCCAACACTTGAAGTGGGGAATATTACTTTGTAGGTAAGCCACTAGGCTTTTACCAGCTTATACCCCTTCGTCTTTGCAGCTGCGCGAATCTGTGCAAGAGTCATGGGTTTAGTCTTTCCGCCTTTACGCATCCCCTTACTCTTCATACGACCACCTGCGGCGTAGCCTTTACTTTTCGTACGGCCTCCTCCACGCATGGTTTTCTTTTTCATGCGCCCACCATTACGCATACCTTTGCTTTTTTTAGTCATTGCCATCTCTGTATACTCCTGTCAATGGTCAGCATTTCCAACGTCTCCGTGCTTGACGCAACCTGCTGTTAGGATTCTTGGCTGCTTTTGGAAACTTTTTCATTTGCCCAGCAGAACGTGCACAGTATGACTTGCGACGTGCTGCACGGGCTTTGGTACGAGGTTTGTCCTCAGTTACTGCTGTCTTTAGCTTGCTGCCGGGGTTTTTACGGCGGTAGGCAGCTACGCCCGCCTTTGTCATGCCCGCACCCTTTTTGGTGGGGCGAAAATTCTTTTTGTTACGTTTTGGCATTTTGTCTTGTTTACGAGCCATAATTATCTCCAGTGAGATGGGGGAGCCAAAAGACCCCCCCTAGTTCACTTACGCGAACGTTGCCGCAGTTTCGGCAGTACCGAGTTCTGCGATAACAGCAAAGACACGTACTTTACCGTCGAATGTTGCTGTGTTAGCAATCAGATCGATGGTGTCAGCAGAGGTGTACAGTTTCGCTGTACCTGCAGCGTTGTTGATCTCGTGTCCGGTAGCGGAACCAGACAGAGCCGCAACGTACAGGTCATCATCAGCGTCATCACCTAAGTCAAGAACTGGAGAACCAGTGCTTGCAGCGGTGAGGACTTCAACACCAGCCATCAGAACCAGAGTATTAGCTTTCATTTCGAAAACTTCTACTGAGTCTGAAGTAGTCAGGCTTGTGCTTGAGAAGTCAAGAACGACTTCAATGATTTGTGGCTTGATGCCGACGGGAACGCCAGCAACAGCACCAGTTACAGTATATGTAGCCATAGTCTAGTCCTCCCTTAGTCCAAGCTCACAACGCCACGAACGATTGCTTCAGGGCGAAGGACTTTGCGTCCAAACACGTGAAGACCACGAACGATGTCGCTGAAGGTTTCAGTTGAACGAACAACTTCAGTTTTCGCAATGTGCGAAGCTGTAGCAGTCGAACTCATGTGACCGCCCAGAATAACGTTTTCTGAACCGTCTGTTGCAAGACCTGTCAATGTTACTTGGTCTGTACCGCCTGTTGAAACAAGAGCAGTAGACTTGTAGCACTGGAAGCCAGCAATGTTACCCAACGATACAAGACCGTTACGCAGTGGAGAAGTTGCGTCGCCAGTTACCTGAACTTCGGCAAACTTCGCACCAGCTGAGAAAAGGTGCTTGTAGAAAGCTGGGGGAGCAACGAACCAGCGGTTCTCTTCTGGAACAGACTCGTTGTCAAGGGCTTCAGCCATTTTCAACATTGTGTTCACAGCGGTGTCACCCGGAGATGAAGCACCACCGATATCCAGAGCAGAACCAAGAGTACCGATGCCTGAAATCTGAGTTACAGAAGCACCAGACTCACCAGTTAGACCAGAGTCGGTTGCCATTTGATCCAAGACAACTGCGTCGTACTTGCGCTTCAGGGAATATGCACCTGAAGAAGTAGCAAGAGCTTCGAAGTTGACGTGGGATTGACGCTCTTCAATGTCGTCAATTTTAAACGCGAAAGCGTTTGCTTGGTCAACAACCATAGTAATTTGGTCGTCAGCCAAGTCTTGTGGGTTCACCACTGAGCCACGAGCGTAGCTAGATACGGTGATTGTCGGCTCTTTAATGATCCGAACGGTGTCGCCAAAGTTTTCAATCTCACCAGCGTAATCGGTATTCGTAATATCTTCTGCAACCGAAGCACGGCGGAAAAACTTGAGAACTTTCTGGCTAAAAATTTCCGGTGTAAAATTACCGGAAGGCAGGTTATTATGACCTGATGCACTATCGAAAGCCATCGTATTATCCTTCCTATGTTAGATGGTTAAGCGTTATAGTCTATGCGCCCTTCTGCACGAGCCTTATCGAGTTCTGCTTCGTTGGCCTCGAACTCGTGAGGTTTCATGCGGCCTATTTCTGAGGCTTTCCACATACGCTGCCCGCCATCACCATTGACGTTAACTTCTTTTGATTGACGTTTGGTCACGGAATCTGCAGCAGATGCAGGTGGTCTACCTCTTTTCTTTTTTGACAAACCAGTGTCAGCCTTATAAAGATCAATGACACGTGCTGCCATCTTTGCGTCGGTGTTATTCTTATAAATAGCATCGCTCAAAGACGTAGGTTGTTCGTCCAACCACCCAAGAAACTTTTCGTCATTACGGAGGTCATCAAAGTCCTCGTGGTAACGCAGAAGCTCTTGGTAGGCTTTCTGTACTTCCATATCCTGTTCACGGGCTCGTAGCTGTTCGACTTCACTACGAAGTTCTCCCAGCTGACTATCCGCTTTCAGGGCAGATACTGTCTCAACAATACCGTAGACATCAGGGTAGTCCTGTTTGAATTGTTCTAACTCCTCTAGGCTCTTAGGAGCTTTGAGTCGCGTGAGCGCATCAAGTTCAGGAGATGATTCCCCTTGTGAGGCGAGTTCGGCTTTCTCATCCTTCCACTCAGATAGCTTTGCATCATAGTGACGTTTGAGATCGTCGTATCGCTTCTTGTAGTCTACATCTTCTGACTTTTTATCAGAGAAGCCTTGTTCTTCGGGAGTAGCCTCCTCAGAGGGGTCCACTTCTTGAGCTTCTACTTGTTCATCGTCTTCGTCCTTGTACACGTCGTCACGGTAAGAACCACGATAAAGTCCGGTGTTGTTGATTGTTCCAAAGGAATCGTTTGGTTTGTTGGCGCGGTGGCCTTTTGCTTTTGCCATGTTACTTCTCCTGTGCAGGGCCAATTAAGGGTAGCTGCTTCGGTTAGTGATATAGACAGGGCCGCTGGCTACGGGTAGCTGTCCTATTTCTTGGGGACGAATCCCCCAGAATTCTTTTTATTTGTTATAGCATCAAAAATATTTTCAGCAGCATCATCAATAATAATATCTCTTCTAGATTTAACTTGTTTTAAACTTTCAGGTGTACCTGTTATTCTTTTTACTTCTTCAAAGTCTATTTGAGACAATATTTCATCAGCATATTTTTTAAAATTTGTTTTTCTTGAGGCTACTTTTATTTCTTCTTCTAAACGGTCCGTTAATTTTTTAATAGATATATCTTTTAATGCGTACGTATAATAATTGCCTTTAATAACTCTATTATGAAACTCTTCTGCAAGTTCCTTATGTCGTTCCTCTGCCTTCTGTGACGGAGGTTTATTATAAGCTACATTCAGACTCATGATTTTATTTACTAGCGCACGTTTGTAGTCCTCTTCACCAAATTGGTCTATAAGCACATCTTTACCTTTCAAGAGAATGTTTGGAAAAATGTAGTCAGTCAGATAATGTTCTTGTCGTTCACTAAGTTGAGGACTAACACTTTCTCTCTTTAAAGCACCGTGTATCATTTCATGTGCTGCGGTAAAAGTATCGTCAATTCTAGTAAAGTACGGTTCAACCATGCCACCATAGAACTTATAATCTTCTGCTCTTAATTTATCCAGATTAACTTCAAGTCTTTGTGATATTGGATCTCTTATTAATTTAATTTTATCTATATTTGGACTATAAAAACCTCTTGCTCTTGTGCCTCTTTCTGGTAAATAACCTTCTTCTTCATGCTCTTGTATAAAACCGCTACCTTCTCCACTCGGATAATCTGACGGACGAGCGTAGAAAATACTATCTGTTCTACCGGGTTGAGAGAAAAATAAATCCATCAAAGGAAACACAACATCATCGTTACCTTGTTCACTAATATCCTTAAAAACATCATAACTAACTAAATGTGTATTAGGGGCAAAGTCGATCATAGCTTGTCTAGCTGTGGCAGGGCTGTGGACTGTATGTTGTTCGTAATTATAAATCGGAGCACCGCTTGTTCTAGTGAAGGATCGCGGCGCACCCCTTCTTGGAGTTTGGTTAACAGCTATTTGTTCTGGTGGTTCTTCTTGTATTTGATCAGGGGTATCTTGAACCTCCGTATCGCTAGTAACTCTGTCTGCTGCTGCTTTAAGTCTGTCATCGAAACTCATACCACCGTCAGCGAACTTTTTTTTTACAAAACCACCATCTTGAGTCATCTGCGGTTGAGGAGCTTGCTGTGCGGGCTGTTCTTGTTGTGGTTGTTGCTGCGCTTCAGCTTCTTGCTGGCGGCGGGCTACTTCACGTTTACCTCTGTTGTTAATCTTTTCGAGTACGTCGTAGCCGATAATCTTTGCGAGAGTAGGTTCGATGTAGACCTCGCCTTTTGACACGAGCAGGTCAACTGCCTCTTCGTCACCTACTTTTTCATCCCCTGTAGATATCTCAACACCAAGACGACGAGCAACGCCAATAGCATCCATAATCATTGTCTTGATATCACCATATCCTGCTACCTCTGCAGCGGCGGCGTTGATGATGAAAGACCCTTCAGGAACATCCATAGGGATGTCGTCAGCGACTGTTTCAGCAGGAGAGGCGTTCTCGCCGCCTATGACACCAGAAGCGGGGCCGTTGGCTGCTTCTTGAGGAGGAGCTTCTCCGGGAACTCTCATGCCCTCTTGTGCCATAAGTGTTGACATCTGAGTTTTTTCTGACGTGTTTATTTTCATGCGAACTAACCCACGAGCACGTCTCCTGAAGTGATTAGCTAAACTGCTAGTATCTTTTGAACCAAAAATGTCTAATTCACTATTGTAAAAAGTCATATCTTTATCTTGTTATCTACTTTAAGTTTATAGTATGTGTTGGAGCCTTTGTTTATTTGTGAGATTTCAGCTTCTCCTCCGTAGATAGACTCATTTATGCTGTTTGCTTGTTCTACAGTTGTAAATACAGGATTAGGCTCATACAATTTAATCATTCCGCCTCCGGGTGAAAACGGATCAAATGATGTTTTGTAGAACTCTTCGCTCAACATTTTATTAGTTGGAACTACTTTGTAACCTACAAGTTGACCATCATTGGAAAACACAGTGCTAATATCTCGTGCGTCTTTTAATTTTGAACCATAATTAAGTGCACTATCAAAGGATGTAAAAACAACGTAATCTCCGGCATCATCCCCACCATAATTATCATAGGCATAAGTTGCGTAGATGTTTTGTGTCTCTTTAAATCTTTCTGCCATGAACTTTACAAAAGCAGCTTCATTATTGACAATTTCATCTGGCGTATCTTCACCAACACTAATAACGCCATTTTTCACAAACTTGTGAAGCATCTCTGATCCGGTCATTGACGTATTTTTCCATTTCTTTACGCCTCGAACATACGTTGGATTTGACATCATGGTGTTAAAAGAATTACCTGCTCTGTCTTCTAGAAGTTCGCTTGCCTTCTGTTCATCAACAACAAAGCCGTAATCTTTAACTAAAGTGTTTAACATCTCAGTTGTGGCAAGAGCTTGTCCTTTTGACGATTTAATCATACCCTTGTCGTAAGCACGAGATGCTCCTAGAACAAACTCACCGTCTTTGTACATTACTTGTGTCGAATCTCTAGCGTAGTCTTTGTCGTACGTAAGAGCTCGTAGGAGATTAACACCTGCGTACATTAACGCTGTCGGACCTAAAACTGAGGATAACGCTGCACCCGTTGTAGATCCAAAAGTTGCGGCTGCTGCTGCAGTAGAGGATGCTGCCATTAGTCCAGTACCAAAATTAGGGTCTTCAAAAAACTGATCTAAGGAGTATATGGCTGCTGCTGATGTTGCTAACTTTGAAGCCATATTTGCAGTTTGACCTGATTTAAGGGATGCACTTTCTATACTTTTTGATTGTGCACCTGTAATAGCTTCTTGAACCTCTGTCAGTGCTGCATCCGAGCCTACGTCATACACACTAACCATTCCTACATTACCTGATGGTAAAAATCCGGGCTGAGTAATGGATACTGCCGTTACGTCTTGTATACTTGAAGTAGGATCAAAATCGGCGGAAACCTCTTCTACTGAAACGACTCCTTGATTTTGTTTTAGCATCCCGTCTATGTAAGATGCAACGTTCTCACTACCGCCTGAAGCGTTTAAAAAGTCTAAGAGTTTGTCAGTGGCTTCTTCTGTTAATTGTTCAGACTCTTGAAGAAGCTCTTTAACTTCTCTTTCATTTCTTTCTTCAAAAAATTCTTCTGCCTTTTTTGTTTTATCAACAATGTTTTGAAGATCTGAAGGTTTCTGACCTTTTGCTATGTTTTGAAACTCTTTAATTAACGAGTCAGAATTAGATTTTATACCAAGATTAGAGTAGTAGTTACTAAACCAATCACTATCAGGTAAATCAACATCAGGTAGAACAGAATAACCCTCTGTTACTTGAAGAGGTTCAACGACAGGAGATCCAACGTCTAAAAAACCTCTAGCCATTCTTAACTACCTCTGCGTGATTATCCTTCAACTTGAGGAGGGTTTCCAGTAAAACCGTCTTCCCCTGCAGCTGGCGCAACTCCGGTTCCGACTGTGCCATCACCAACCCCCGAATTGTCAGTTGGTGAAGGTCC